ATATTCTACGCATTTACCAGCAGTCTCCCTTTCCTTGAAACAGATTAACCTGGGTTTGTGCATTGGATCCACGAGGCTTAGGTACGTCCCATTTACAGTTAATTTTACAAAGTGATACTCCATATAAAGTATATAAGGAAAAAAATCTTTAATTAATATATATGAACTTTCCAAAAACACCCGGTCAATGTAAATATATGCTCGCACTTAGGTCACAAAAACCCATTGTGATAGGGACTGGACCAGCAGGTACGGGGAAGACGATGTTGGCGTGTCAGGTTGCACTAGACCATGTACACAAATTTCAACGCCCAAAAATTGTACTCACTCGCCCGATTGTAGCCGCTGATGAGGATATGGGATACCTCCCCGGGGACATGGATCAGAAGATGGAACCATGGACAAAACCGATGTTTGATATTTTTGAGCAATACTTTTCATATAATCAAATTGAGAGGTTCGTAAAGATAGAACCCCTAGGGTATATGAGAGGTAGAACGTTTAGTGATACACTCATCATCGCCGATGAGATGCAGAATGCGACACCAAATCAAATGAAGATGCTTCTCACACGGGTGGGTGAAGGCACAAAGCTTATCGTGACCGGTGACATCGATCAATCCGATCTCGGTCCAAATAACGGTCTCATGGATCTCATATATAAGATGCAATGTCAAGACCTCGATTATATCATACACGTAGAAATGGAAGATGAGGATATCGTTCGTCACCCAGCTGTTAAGGAAGTTTTGGGTATCCTAAACACTTAGAATTTTTTATTGTTTTTCCCATTCCACTAATGGACATAACCATGGCAATTGACCATGCGTTGATCTTCCAGGTATAGATGTAACTAATTTACGACCCAATTTAATAAGGTCACAGAACATTCCGAAATCATCTGGGATGTTATTCTGACAATAACGAGTCAGTACTTCGATATCTTTACCAAGTGTTTTAGTATGTGTAGCAAATGTCATCGTCGTAGAGTTTGTATATTTCCAATGTGTACTCTTAGTTAAAAGCACTTTTGTTTCTTCTCCACCCCCAAATACATATGGATTCGGTTTTCCACCTTCCAAATATTTATCTGGGTGATCATACAACGATACGTAGTCACCATATACAAATCCCTCGTTTATTAACTGTTGACTATCCTTGAGGTGTAAATAATCATCTTCTACAAGATAAACTATAGTATTATCGGTATTATCCTTTATCGCCTGTTTAGCTGCAAATAAAAATGCACCAGAATTACCCAACGACGTTCTTATTATATTATCCACATTGATATATTTTTTAATCATGTATATAGTATTATCCTCACAATTATCAGCTATTATAGTAATATCTTTCGGGTCGAAATGATTACAAAAATTACGTAGACAATTTTCTATATTGATAAAATCTGGTTTATCATTACGTCTACCTTTATCACTAATACGATAGTATATTTTCATTACTTATATAACAATTATCACTTCATCTTTTTAAATAGATTTCGTATATATTCCTCATCTTGACTTAACCATATTTGATGACATCCAACTGGAATACCTTCACACCTAAAGTCTTGAACACTGAATGAACGTCCTACATCACGTGTAGGCCTGGATATAGTAGAAATCATGAAATATAAATCCTCAGCTTCACCACTCCATGGTTTAGCTCTACACATATCTTTCATGGTGGAAACATTTCTCAAAGAGAATCCACCATTGAACATAAATATTTTGTTTGGATGTTTAATAAAATTATTCTCTCTGTATGGGTGATCACCAGCAACACATCTATCACATTTACACATAGAAGAACATATATTAATGATACGTCCATCATGTTGAATATAGTAGTGACCAGTTGGTGCACCAACGAAATCGTATTCAAAAAACTCTTCCGGAATTTTCTTGAATATATACGAATCCCATTGATTTATGAGAATATATTCAAATTCGGAAAAGGTATTCCAAAATTCATAACTCGTTAATAGTTTACTATATACATTAACATCTCTATTGTTTTCAAATGCTTGGATATATTTCACATTTTTCCAATCCTTAGTTGTCTCCATGATTAATTCCTTGTTCTCACCACTATGAACGATTGTTAATGCTGTATCTCCACCACCATACACATTCGCAATGTTCCATAAGTTATACTTTATGGTATCCATCGGACGGAACTCTATGAATAACATTCCCAATTTAGATCGTGTAGCCCATTCAGTAAGCGTTTGTAAAGGTTCAGGTGTAGACTCTATCACGAGATCAAAATAACTTTCTTTGTTCATATCTTGTAGTGCTTGATCATTTAAATGGGGCATACTAGAAGATCAACATATATAGTCTTTATACATTTAAAGTTTTACATCAATTGTGAAAATGCGAGATTATTTTGTAAATCATGTGTTAGTTTGCCGATGTTTCTATACATGACAGATGAAGAAGTTATATTTACATTAGAGTGTCTTATAAAATGTATCCTGTAACTCTTGTTTTTGTACACTCTTAATATGCCATAATGCAAAATTGGGATCATTCTGAATTCCAATTGTTTTTTCAGAACCCGAAATTGTTTCATGTAAACCTTTACTCCATTTCAGTTTACCGTTATTCTTATATACCCGTCCCTGATTGTCTGGCCAATTTATCCATCCACATTCATTTGTATTGAATTTATGTTTATCTAACCATTCCTTAGTATATCCCGGACAAATATTGATTCGGGGTACGTATATAAGATCACTCCCAGAGTTTTGAATAATAGTTTTTATATTTTTGATCAGACTTTCTTGTGGAATTTCATCCGCATCAATTACAAAAATATATTCACCTTTGCATAGAGAAGCATGATAATTGCGATGGTCTGAAAAGTTACCACAAAATTCCCGTTCAGATACGACAATATCATCATATGATTCTAAAACACTTCGAACTTCATCAGTCACTTTCTTCGAATCGACTAAAATATTAATTTCATCTTCAAGGTCTTTGACTCGATTTAAAAAATAAAGAAGATCATTTAGTTCACGGGCCTCTGTACATACACAGATAGCATACGTCAAGCGCATGTTTAAAGATATAACCCCAATTATCTTTAAACATGTTCGGTAAGATTCATGGTCGTTTCTTTCTTGGAAAAGATGTGGGAATAACACATGATGATGAGATAGGTACAACGACTCTATCGGAACTTATAGAGACATACGATCACTGGGAAACCTTTGTTGAGAATGCCCGCCAAAAATATGATAAGGTTCAATTATTTACAATGTTCGAGACTGATGATGTACACCCTTATATTATTGAGCGTATGAAATATTTCGATAAAGTAATCGTTCCATTCGACTATCTCAAAGAAATTCTAGAACGCCACGGTATCCCATGCGAATCATTGAATTACTGGTCATCTGAACTCATTCGTTCTAAACCTAAAGTGATTCAGAAGAAACGAGACCCAAATCGTATTGTATTCTTATACAATGGGACCAATGATGTTCGAAAGAATGTAACCACTCTCACGAAAGTCTTTGCACAAGCATGTAAAGACACCGAACATACTCTCATTGTAAAAACGAATAGGGACGATGGATTGACACAAAGTCAAAATATTAAGATTATAACTGATCGTATTTCAAATGAAAAATTAGCAACTCTTTTCAATCTATGTGACTACTGTATAACATGCACCCGTGGTGAAGGTGTTGGTTTATTACACCTAGAAGGATCTTACTTTGGAAAGCCTGTGATCAGTCATGATGGAGGCGTGTTTAGTGATTTGGATGTTCATATCATACCTTTACCATCTAAGGAAGTTCCCATTGATCTCACAGATGTTCCCCCATTCTTACACAAAGTGTTCTATGGAAAATGGTGGGAAGTTGATGAAGAAGAAACTATTCGAATTATTAAAGATCTATTAGGAAAATAACTTTATGTACTGAAGGGGGTCAATACCATCAGTACACACAATTTATAAAAAGTTTGGGATATACGACACCCATCGTAAAAAATCACGACTTGTGTGTTTTCATACATGCGTCCACAGATCATCCCCAAATACAGTCCTAACCATGTTTGTATTATAATTTCGTTTCACATCAAGATGTAAAAAATTCTTAGATGCGTTACCAATTTCCATCATGTTTATCACCCATGCGTAACAACTGTCCATACAATGTACCTCTTTCGCATTTTCTATGACAGTCAAATACTCAAAAATATTTGAATTTTTTTCCAATAATTCAGGTGTAACCCTAAAGATATTTGGATGTTCATTGTTTATTTTCAAACCCCTCGAATTATCATCATGAATGAATATGTATTCATCATATTCACATTTGATCTCAGTGGATTTATCTCTAACAACCTTAAACTTGGAGTACATATATTTAGGTGGAATACCAGCTTGAATATATACACTATGCGCCCAGTTTACCATCTCAGTAGGGGGGCCTTCCATTATATATTTCCATACATTATCAGGTAATCTATAGGTCGCCAATGGCAAGACTTTACCTTCTACCTGTGACCACATTTCTCTGGCATTAGTTGTATTTATAGTCTTAATTTTGATGCGGTCTTTAATATCCCGATACATGAATTCTACAGATACTATATGCTGTTTTTGTACAAAAATACAAACATCTTCCATTTCTGCAAAATGTCTCACCATACCATTGAGCATGATAGCGTCACCCAAACCAAGATGATGTAATATAGTAATCATTACTTTATTTATAGCTCTTTTCTTCTATAAGTTCAGAACCTTCATCTATGTTAATAGACTTCTTCAATCTAGAACGTTCATCATTAATTTTATAGACACTCCTCGCCTTTTCTATAAACTCCTCATCAAACTTTCCAAGCTTTTCTAGAGCCCTGAGATCATCTTCTACGTCCCATAATTCGCGGTTAACATCCATAAGTCTTTCCTTTAGAGGTGTAGGAAATTCCAATTTCCCAATCGTTTCCAATTCATGACGTACATTTCTTAATTTATCCTCATCGGTAATCTTTTCATTCTTAATCTCGAGGATCGTAATCTTATCGATGAGTTCTCCCTTTGAAATATTAACAAGCATTTAAAGGAAAATTGTCTCTATCCTTTAAATTGAAGTTTTTAAAACCATCGAAAGATACAACGCAATATATGATTAAATTAAATGACATACACATACATGTATGAAGCCAATAGTGGTAAATGTATATATACTCTTCATGTTCTTGGCCTACGTGATGCGTAGGGCAGGGACATTTTCGATGGAAGAAAAGGTGAAGATGATCGAATTTTTAAGTTACATTGCACTCAACCCAAATAAGGCAATAAACCCAAGCATCGCCAATCTACCATTCTTGAGCTCAGCATCGGGTGTGAATGCTCCAATTTTCTCGGCACTGAAGTTTTCAGCCGTGAACAGAGACGCGAGTGCTAATGTAGTCACAACACCAGAGGCAGCGATGGCGTACATAGGATCCTCAATCTGCTGAATGATATTTTCACCCGTCATCACCCAGTTTAGAGAACCCCATAGAACACCTTGCATAGCCGCTCGACCATTTAGAACCTCAGCGAAACGAGTCTTGGGGTTGTACGGTGTAATAGAAGGTTCCGTAGATGCACGAACCTTAATCGCACTACGAGCAGCGTGCTTAGTATTGAACTTAGTCTGGTAACGCTTGTAGTAAGAAAGTTTGATGGGCGCACAGATGATAGAACTCATAACTGATTTACTTGGGATTTTTCTCCTTAAGTAAGATTTTGTTCAGTATATATAATTGTACTATCAATCCTGATGACGTGTAAAGTGTCGTTGCATTGAATCCATATTTTCTATACTGATATGCGAGCCATAGACAACTTGTCAAAATACCTAAAAGAATCGTATTTTTCATATTTATATCAATGTCATCCACCGACTTTACCTGTCCGTATAATTGAATGAAACCGAGTCCCATCGCGGCACTTGAAATGATATCATTCATTTTATTATATACAAATATAATAAATGGATCTCATATTACAAAAATTCACAGGAAAGATTAACGCACAAAGTCTTCTCAAGACTGTCGAAGAACTCAAGATTGAGTACATCGATGATGGTCTCACAAAGGAAGATATCCCCCCTATCTTGGGTCGTCTCATGATGGAGTCTCAAAAGTTTAAGAAACTCCCAGGTCCACAGAAGAAGAAGTTGGTCATCGGAGTACTGTTCCACCTGATTGAACAAATTGATGAAGGCGACAAGGACTCAGAGTTTGAAATTGTTCTCAAAGCCCTAGTACCCCCAATGATTGATAGTTTCGCTGTGATGCTCAAGGCTAAGAAAATGTGTATCCCTTGTCTCGCTTAAGGTTTTACCTCATAAATAAAATAGAATGCGATTCCCATCGCTAGAGGTTATGATTCGGTATGGAATCTATACAGTGAAAGAACTCGAAAAATTCGCCAAGGGACTTACCCCAAAACGGAAAATCCAAGTCCTAAGTGAATGTACAAGATGTGATTTTGTATACGATGGTCAAATGTGCTTAAACTGTCACCCATGAAATATTGTCAGGTGACCAGTTACATGTCTAAGGGGCCGACCATCATCAGCAATAATCATATGTGTGCAGAGAGGCAGCTTATTAGACGTCTCTATCGAGAGTGTCTTAAAAAGGGGTATAAACCCCATCAATTTACAGAATGGTTACATAGAAAACATGGGGATTTGGTCATTGAACGCAAAACCGTACACGGTGATGCAGTATCATTACCATGTGTCCTATGTAGGAAAGCTATGGAAAGGTTAGATATATGCTGGGAAGCACATGATGGTGTACAATGGATACACAGTAAAAAATCTGAGTATGTACCACCTTCTATACCAACAGCTAAACAGAAAAGGAATCTAGGATTTGGGTGTAATGATTAGACCCAAAGCTGATTCCAAGTTATTGTGACTTCTTTTTAGTGGTTTTACTCGCTTTAGTTTTAGCGCATTGTTATTTGTAGCAGCATTCTTTATTTCATCCATCTTCTTTGTGTTTGAAACAAAGGGTATGACGTTGTCGATTATTGGTACCATCTCTATTTTTTTCGGTAATTCCACATCTATCGTATGGTTTTCTCGGAACGCTTCGATCGTCATATCCCCACCAAACACTTTCAAATTGTATCGATTTGGTGCAAGTTTTACAGATCCTATTTGGTTATACATCTTTTTACGCATCATCACAATATTACCACATATAAGGCCACCTCTACTCAGACCATACTTTTCTATCGCATACGATTTCATACAACTCCAGGAACAGAAATTACCAGCGGTATGGAACTTATTTCGCCTTTCGTCGTGCTTAAAAGGCATACTTAAAGGTGTTGTATCGAATTCGTGACAACACCACCAACACCACATGTTTTGCTTAACTTTTTTTTCTTTAAATACTATAAGATGGCTTTGCTTCTACTATTCGGGATGCTATTTTTTTTGTTATTTATAGCTATTATAATTTTTTTAATAGTATGGAATAAAAATAAGACGAAAAAAAAACGAGATGAACTATCAGAATTGGCAAAGAGTCTGAATGAACATAAAGAGAGTATGTATAATGCCGCTACAGATTTGGGTATAGACCCAGAAGATCTCAAAAATGAACTATTTGGATCTTCGAATTTGGTATGCTATGTGTACCCAACGAATGGTGTATGCGATGCAACTTTTTACAACCTGAAAGATGGCTGCTGTGAACTAAAAAGTAACGCCAGTGAACTGGCTAAAGAAGAGAGAAAGGATATGGCTATCACCATGGCCACTCAAACTTTTTTGACTGTGATCCCTGAACTTATATTGACAGAAATTTTACCAAAATTGTTAAAAAGTGCTAAAGGTTCGGCATTTTTAGCTAGGGTCGGTGGTAAAGGTTCATTATTATTTTCAAAAATCATTGCAAAAAGTGTGGCCAGAGCGTCTATCAAACTCGCTGCTAAAATGGCGGTTAAAGCGGCTGCGATGGCGACAAAACTTCTCATAAAATTGGGCGCTGGTCCAGTGGGATACGCTCTATTGATGTTGGATATTCTTATAGCTATCCAAGATTACGCCGATGTGTATAATTACAATTCCTTTCTAGATAATGAGGGTAATATGGAATTACGTGATAAGTTGGTATATGAGTTTGCTAAAGCATTGGCAATAGAGGGTGAAGAATATCCAATTCTATTCCCATTTTTACATATATTCGAAGAAGAGTCTCTAATTGCGATTACAGAATATCAATCCAAAGTTTTAGATGAAAATATGGGTATTCTAGCGGAAATCCCTGGTGGTACAGAATGGTTAGTAGACTTTGTCCGGAGAATGGTGGATGAAATAGAAGCAATTGAGAATGGTGAAGAAGTACCGGAAATACCAGAATTGAGTCAGGAGGAAGATGAGAAAATACAGGATATGTTTAAGATCTTCTATGAGAGAGTGAGAGAAGAAAAACACCTTGAACTCGATACATTCTTATTCAATACATTACAAACACTCGTACCCACTAATCGTAAAAATGAACTAGTACTTATTCCAAACATGTCTTCGGAAAAATCGATAGGTATAGGTATAAGTGAAGAAGCCGCGGAAAAATGGAACAAAAGTCAACGTGAAGAATGGTTCATGTATTTGGATCCATTTGTACCACCTAACAGACCAAATGAAGAATGGTCTCCGGCTATGTTGGCATCTTATACCGATACATACTTGATCCCTAATAAACTAAACCCCGGAACTTCAAACGCACCTAATATAATTACCCGTGTGTTACCACAAAAGGTATCACTCATGTACCCATTTGGAATATTGACAACCTTTTGTGAAAAGAAACGTACAGCTTTAAATTATCAATCAGCTATAGATCCAACTGATTATGATGTAAAATTAGACCCTGTATCTGGTGTTTGTGACTTTACAGAAAGATATTGCAAAAGGTATGGTCTCGATTTCAAAACGAAAACGTGGAAAGATGGTACACCGTACAACGATTGTAACTTGTCAGGAGATCAGGAAATCGTAGAATTTATCTTTGGTCAAGAAAATGTGCGTCAGGCCAAATTGTGGATGACAGACCCCGATCAAGCGGGTGCAAACATGTCGTTGCAAATATTAACAACATTACAGAGAAGAAATGAAGAACACGGTCCAGCTGTGGCGCTTATACTAACAGGTTTAGACCCAGCGGGTACTTTTGAAGGGTTTGGTCTTAAATTAGATTCGCAATTGAGGGGGAGAGATAAATATTGTGACCCAGAGGATACATGTAAAGAGTTTGAAGTTAAACACGCGGGTGGTAATTTCATGGGTTGGTCTGCCAGGAATGAGGATGGTGAGATTTATTCAAATGGTCAAGGGTTCCAGAATCAGGTTAAACATGGTGAAAAACATTCATTCTTCGTCCCAGAAGATGGTTATTTCAGGGTTAAATGTGATCCAGGGGATAGTATGAACGTTCAATATAAAGATATTGAAGATTCGATGAAATTCAGTTGCAATTTTGGGAAGGTCAAGAAGAATCCAAGTAATAGCGATTTCTGGAGTTCAGCGGGGGACTTTCTTGAAGAGGATGTTGTACCGGTGATTGTGGATGGTCTAGAAGATATCGGCGAAGGACTCGAAGATATTGGCGAAGATATCGGCGAAGGACTCGAAGATATTGGCGAAGATATTGGCGAAGGACTCGAAGATATTGGCGAAGATATTGGCGAAGGACTCGAAGATTACGTAGAAGATGTCAAAGAAGATTGTGGTTCTGGTGGTAATGTGGGTGATTGCCTCGAAAGTTTTTTTTCAGATAGAAGGCTCAAAAAGGATGTGAAAAAGACAAAACTCAAGTCACCCATATCAGGACTTGATGTCTATACATGGAAATGGAATGAAATCGCAATGTCTACATATGGTTTGAAGGGGAGTGACTTTGGATTTATCACAGATGAGATCGAGGATAAGTACGTCTCCCAAGATGTCTATGGATATGAATACATTATGGAAAATACACCAGTATACAAAGCTCTTCTCAAATTAAAATCTAAATATGAAGTAAAGTTGTGATGGCTCCAAAATTTTCCTATGCATTATCTAGCGCTTCGAGAGCTTTCCCCGATAACCAAGTATTTAAAAGTTTTTTTGGCAATGCAACCGTGTTCAGATCGGCCGCAAGGGTAGACGCTGATGGACTTGTACCTATTTTTAAACAACTTGATGGTATTGTAGATGATGACATCATGGTAGCACTTGGTAAAGGACTTGACACAAGGGGTAGGGCATCAATGATAAAAGCACTTGATGACGCTGGGGAAGCGGGACTCAAAGCTAAGATGTTTCCAGACGATGCTCCTGCGAGTGCTGCTTTAAAAAATAAAAAGATAGAGCTTACTATGCCTGGTGGTACCAAAAAATCCGTGAAATACGGATCAACTGAATTTTGGGACGCTATAAAGTTAGGGGCAATGATCGGTGCTGGTTACGGTCTACTCAAATGGATTGATGATAAGTTTGAGGACGCCGAGGAGGAATATAAGAATTGTATGGCCGGGTGCCTCCCACATAACTGGGATGCTTTTGACCAGGGAAGTATCGAGAAAGATGCTCTCTTATACAGTAATGTAGCATCCCTCGAAGAATATCAGATCACACCAGTTCCCAGCCAACCCTATTGTGTGGAACCGAATGATAAATGTGAAGAATATTGCGAGCCAAAATGTAAAGAACTATCTGAAGTGGATCTTCCATTCAAGGATAGTCCACTAAACCCATTTAACCCCGATAGTCCATTAAATCCTTTTAAATGGCTCGAGAGACTTCTACCAGACGGTTTTGACCCCAAATTAGTAAGTGGTGCTTCAAGTGTATCTTCGTTAGCCGTCGTCGCCTTAATAGTAATGTCTATGGTGATGAAGAAATAAATCAAACTTAAAGACTTTTTCATCCTTTATACCAATGACTATTCTGTCGATCGATGTTGGTATAAAGAATTTAGCACTGTGCCTTATCGATGAGGATGCAGGTAACCTCGTGCGGGAATGGGATGTCGATGGTATCCCCCCTCAACATGCAGATGGTGTGTACATATCTTTAAGGGATCACCTAGATGCGAGACCGTGGGTTCTCACAGCTAAGACCATTCTCATCGAGGAACAACCCTCTTTTAATAAGAAAATGGTATCAGTCATGCACTTTTTACATTCCTACTTCATCATTAAATGTCCAAAAGCTGAGACAATCATTTACCACGCCTCGAATAAGATTCCAGACATCGCTGGTCCGGGGAAGGTACAATATAATAAGAGGAAGAAGGCATCCATAGAGAGATGTGAAGCCTTTATCCGCACAGGACCGACGAATGCACATTGGGTAGACACCTTCATAAAGTCTAAGAAAAAGGATGACCTCGCGGACACGGTGATGCAGGCACTTTCCTTCGTAAATAGGACTGAAGTCATATCAAAATCCAGAAAGAAGAAAGTTACAAAATTAGTAGCTCGTCGTCCAAATGAAAATCAAAAGAGAACAAAGTATTCCAAATCAAACTTAGCTTGGATTTATTTGAATAAAGTTGAATGCGAAGTTATTGAAAATAATAAAAGATTTATGAAAGACCTGAAAAGGTATTACAGAGACCTAAGTGAATTGATCAAAGAATTAAAATAAACAATGAGTCTCACTATCCGTATGTGTGCTGTGAAGAGGCCGAACATTGACCAGCTGATCAAGAGCAACAAGCGTCTCAAATCCGCTTTTCACTCAAAGAAACCCCTAAGAAATACCCACCGTGTGGCCCTAGATGAATTGGATACATTCTTGGAACTTGTGGATGAAGCCATCGATGCCATGGATGATGCACAAGAAAAGTTAAATAATCTGTATGATTTCTGTGGAGAAGTTCCGATGGATGATGCTTGTGATTATTAAAGATTAAACCGGTTACATATGTATAATGGAAAAAGTCCTTGATCATGGTTTCGTTCGTCTTGTGGATCACATGCCTCAAAAAGAATTGGACTCATCGATCGTCCAGTCAGCCAGAGTTTCCTATGGTGACGGCACCAAAACCTCTCGTGGAGACCGTGGTCTCATTCGTTACCTCTTACGCCATTGGCACACAACCCCTTTTGAAATGGTCGACTTCAAATTTCACATCAAAATGCCCCTCTACATTGCCCGACAGCACCTTCGACATCGCACCGCAAGTGTGAATGAATTATCCGCTCGGTACTCTGTAGTACCTAAAGAGTACTACGAACCTGATACATACCGTGGTCAGTCCGAAGTGAATCATCAGGGTTCGGAGGGTACTATCAAACTCAATGACAATCTTGACGACAAAGTGTCCCAACAATTGAGTCAATCATTTGATGTGTATGAGGAGCTCTTGGAGAATGGATGTTGCCGAGAACAGGCGCGGGGAACCCTTCCACAATCCACTTATACGGAATTTTACTGGAAAATTAACCTTCATAATCTTCTTCACTATCTTCACCTCCGCATGGATGCCCATGCGCAACAGGAAATTCGAGAGTACGCGACAGCCATATTCAATCTCGTGAAGCCCCTAGTCCCAATGACGATGGAGGCATTCATGGACTTTAGGGTCAATGCCTTACAACTCACGGGGCCAGAGATTGAAGCGATCGCGAATGGTACAGAGATTCAATCACCTGGAGAACGTCGTGAGTTTATGGAAAAGTTGAAACGCTTAAAATTAAATGTCCCTTCATAATAAAAATTTTTATTTTCTGAACTTATATAAATGACTAAAATCGCGAATGCGTTCAAATTCGTTACGGGACCCGCTGAAATGTTAATCAAAACACAACCCATTGTTTTCTCATTAATCATCTTGTATCAGGGTCTTTTTTCGGGTAACGCTATTCAGATCCCAGAGAGACTGAAAGTTCTATTCGACAATAAAGTGTTTCGGTTTATGTCTCTCATGCTCATAGCCTTCAGTGCGACTAAAGATATTGAATACGCTCTCCTCTCGACTGTGATCTTCGTGTCTGTTATATACGCACTCAAAACACCAGAGGAGCGCAAAAAGTCTGGACTTATTTAATATATCTTATAAAAGTAGAATGAAGATTCATATAGTTGGTGCCGGACCCACCGGTATGTCTCTCGCGTGGGAAATATTAAAATCGGGTGATCATGAAGTCACATTGTATGACAGGAAACTATCAGCGGGTGGTTCGTGGTGGGAACCAGAAGGTGAAAACCGAGATCTCCACGCACACCGAATCGTATTCGATCGTGCGTTTGTAAATACACAATCACTCTTCAAAGAAATGGGTATTTCTTGGAATGAAATATTTGAACCCGTCAATAAGAATGTATATTCGTTCTTATTTAAGTCCCTCCAGGTAACAGATTATGGAGCCCTTATGTCCCTCGCGGCACGTGTACTCTCTCAACCCGGAAAATACAAGGGTATCTCCCTAAAAGAGGCAATGGGAAACCTCTCAGATAAAGGTCGGGCATTTGTTGAACATCTTCCGCTCATCATGGATGGTGTAACTTGGGATGTGATGTCAGCCTACGAATTCGTAAAAAGTTTTGATCATGTCGCCATGTCTAAACCCCACACACAGTCAGTCTCGGGTAGAGTGATGTGTGATAAGATGGAACAAGCACTCATAAATGCTGGTGCAAATTTCGTATTTAACACAGAACTCACCGACATAAAATATGAAGAAGATACATTTACAGCTACATTTTCAGGTGGATTGGAACTCACTGAGGATATACTATTCTTATGTCTCGATAACAGTCCCGCTCTCAAGGTACTTGGAAACAATTGGGGATCGGATGCAGACAAAAAAGTGAGGGAGAGTACCTATGGTGCTATCAATATTCTTCTAGATTATGATGATTTTATGAATCTTTCAGATGATCTTGAAATTGCGGCTAACACTGAGTGGAACCTTCAACCAGTGGTTCTCGCGGATGGTAAGACTGTTTCATGTGTCATATGCGATCTAACTGAAGAAATCCTTAAGACTGATCCGGACACTCTCAAGGCAGAGGTCCTCAAACAACTTCAAATCCCCGAACCCACGATGATTCGTATTGGGTGGGGTGCCGAATGGAAAGGGGACAAATGGGAGTTCAGTCAGTCGTCGGGTGTACTCAGTTTACATGGACAACTTCCATTCTTTGGGAAGTGTTCAAAGGTTGCGATGTGTGGTATGATGTCTCCCAGAAATACACCATATTCGAGTATTGAGGCAGCTGTTGAAGTGTCGAGAGCCTTAAGTCATGAACAATTCGGTACGAGAGAACCTCTCCAACCCCTGGTCATTTCACAAGTCATAACATTTATCACCATGTTACTTATAGTTTTAATTCTCGTGTACCGTAACAGGAACCAATGAAGTTCGTAGCCAATGTACACGAACCCATGTACGAATTTAATAACAAAAAGTATATACGTTTTGTTATTCCACAAAAGTGTTCAGACATTATTGAACGCATGCACATTTCGAAGAATCATCTTATCGCCAATGAAAATACAGATGACCCACTCGATGGTCGTGTTCTCACAGTAAAAGTTCCATTCCGGTATAGGAGAGTGATGTGTGAAGTCCGAGGACGTCCCGTGCAGTCTCTTATAAAGGGTGATGAAATTGAAGTTATCATAGACTTCAAGGGTGTGTGGAATGTTGGTAATTATTCGGGCTTCTCTTGGATACTCTCAAGCTCTTCCTCTGAAGTGGCTTGATTAGGGTCATTAGGAAGGTCAATTGTCTTGAGACCACCCTTATTGAATCCTTCAAAAGTCTGGAGCATACCCTGAAGTCTAAACACTTCTTGGGTCATCTGTTCGATATTCATACGAATCTTCTTAATGTTCTCTTCAACGTCGACGATAGGCATCTTATACTCATTTAAAGTTTCACGTCTTTAAATAAGTATGCTTACTCGAACCGGATACTTGGTAAATGAGGGTCCAATTCAGGAAATTAAAAAAGAACTTACGGTAAGACCTATAGTCAATGGGGATTATGGATTCCCTCCACCACCTTTCAAAGTTTTCAGAGCAGCTAAGAATGGAGTGTGCGTTCCAAGATTCTACGGAACTGCTAAACTTGGGGAACCCAAAGAGGACAAGAGACCTGAACCCACTCGTATTAAAACCAAATTCGTTGGACAGCTCAGAGATGCAACACACCAGAACGAAGCACTCACAGCAGCAATTAAAGCGGGGCATGGCGTACTTTCTTTACCGTGTGGGTACGGCAAGACGACTGTATCCTTGGCCATAGCGTGTAAGCTCGGATACAGAACGATGATTGTCGTCCATAAACAGTTTCTGGCGGATCAGTGGCGGGAACGTATTCAGCAGTTTTGTCCCGGTGCTACGATTGGTGTTGTTCAACAGAATAAGAAGGAAGTTGAATGTGATTTTGTCATCGCGATGCTTCAGTCGCTTTCCCTCAAAGAGTACTCATTCTCAGATTTTGATACGATTGGCACACTTATCGTGGATGAGGCACATCATATTTGTGCTAAAGTGTTCAGTCAAAGTCTCTTCAGAATGTGCCCCAAACATATATTTGGACTTTCAGCAACCCCAGAAAGGAAAGATGGACTTACCAAGGTACTTCATTGGTTTATGGGCCCCACATTCTTTGCGGTTGAGCGAAAGAATCAGGAACAGGTGGAGGTTTTTCAGATTACGTTTGATTCCCCAAATTATAGAAACCCCCCACCATCTATGCGAAATGGTAAGATCTCTATGCCTAATATGATTACTCAAATTGTTGAGGACAGATCAAGAAATAAGATGTTGGTGGAACTCGTCAAGAAAGCTTCGTCTGGTACGAGACAGTTACTGGTTCTCAGTGACCGTCGACAACATTGTGAGTTTCTTCATCAGTGCTTCCCAAAGACATCCGGTTTGTACATGGGTGGTATGAAAGAGGCTGCCCTCCAGGAATCATCTAAGAAGAAAATCATTTTCGCGACGTTCAGTCAGGCTCACGAGGGTCTGGATATTCCGACACTGGATACGGTCATTCTAGCGAGTCCGAAATCGGACATCACACAAAGTATTGGAAGAATCATGAGAGAAACAAAAGGTAAGAAGAATGAGCCCCACATCTACGATGTACATGATCCATGGTCGATCTTTACTGCGATGTACTACAAACGAATGAAAGTGTACCGTCAAGGTGGTTTCAGGATTAAAGGAAAAATGGTGGAAGAGAAGAAGAGTGACTTCCCTCAGGGAAAGTGTCTGTTTTTATAATCTGATCTTCTATTAAATGTCTGGTGCATTAATACAACTCGTTTCGAAAGGTATTCAAGACATATACCTGACAAGTGATGAAGGACAATCCTTCTTCCGAATGAAATTTATCCGTCACACAAACTTTTCTCAGTCACCCAAACTCATCAAAACGATATACGATGAAGATGAAACAATAACTATACCCATTCTCGGTGATATCATAAATGCGGTATGGTTTCAGGGTTCCAATAAGATGATGAATATGTTTATCAATTCGACAATTGATTTATACGTCGGGGGTCAAAAGGTGGACTCACAGCATTTTGATTATTATTCTGATATATGGCCAAATTACTTAGCTGATACATATACTAAATCGAAAGAGTTGAATACGAAAATGAGCTCTGTAAATCCCGGATTTTTACCACTTCAGTTTTTTTTCTGTAATCATAAAGCATTTTTACCCCTTGTCGCGCTTCAGAGTCACCAGGTTGAAATAAAAATTAATTTTGATCAGACAAGATTTCCAATACTTGAACTTACAGAGGATGAAAAGAAGATTGAGGTGTACGGAAACTATGTATTCCTCGATAAAGAAGAAAGGGAAAGTATCGTGAAACGTCAATTGGATTTGGTTATCACACAGGTTCAACGTATAGAGTACCCACTCAATACAAGTGATGGTTACAACTCTGTTGATATAAGTTCCTTTAATCATCCAGTGAAATCTTTATTCTTTGGATTTGAATCGAAAACAGATGTGTATAGTACCGATTTTTTTACATTTTCTGGTTTAGATCTACATTTAAATGGTACATCTTTACTTGAGAATATGAAACCAATGTATTTTCACACAATTCAGAATTATTATAAATCGGAATACGGTACGTCTGAATTCGACAATACAAGAAATATACCAGTCTACACGAGGTACTACGCGTATCACTTTTGTATGAATGCGTCACAATTTCACCCATCAGGTTCCTGTAATTTTAGTCGCCTTGATAACGCAAAACTCATGATACGTGGCGCATCAGTTGATGCGTCCAGATCTGGTGACCCAATACATATATACGCTGTTAACTACAATGTGTTACGTATAAAGGATGGATTAGCGGGAATATTATTCGGGAATTAAATTTACCACAGGGGTTTAGACCCCATGGTAGACTTAATGTATACATTTACGCCCTGATGGAATCAGAGACGGCGAGTATCATCACGCCGGCAATGAAAGCCATGATGACGTAATTTAATTCAGTCTCTTCGAGACCAATCCGAGGCTTGACATCTCTCACGATGGGTACCTCCTCCCTCTTTGGTCTGGACGGTGGGTCCAGATCCTCGAGCGGACAATACGCTATCATTTATATACTAATTAGAGATTAATTTCTGTCTTCTTCTTTCGCCTGGTACGCTTGGGCTTACTTGCATCGAGGTTCACTTCCTTGACTTCACCACCAGTGGAATCACCTGAGATAGACATGATATCAGAAAGATCATCGTCAGCTATAGTCTCGTTCATCATCGTATTCATTGGTGGTGGGGGTGGCATCATGATACCACCCATGAGGCTCGAAATATCTACCCCGGGTCCCTGCATCTCATACTGACCACCGATGGGTGCATCGGTTGCTGGACCCCCAGGGGCCCTGGTTGTATTCTGTACCGCCGCCATCATATTTTTGACGAGGTCGGGATTCTGCTTCATCACGTCATTCATGTTGGGCATCACAGACTTGAACATACTGTTCGTCAGGTGAAACATCATTGCAGAACCACCCAACATCATGATTAACTTGACCTCGGGAGCCACATTGACCTTGGAGCGGTACTTCACATAGAGTTCCTCGAAGACCCCGTCATAATCATCAACATTCTCCATGACAGACTCAGACCAACCCTCCAATTGGACCTCAAATGGATTGTATCGCTTATTCAAAAACTCTAGACCGGTCACACACGCCACGAGCATTCTCCGAGAGAAACGAACTGACTGTTCCACATCGATACTGTAGGTGATTCGCTTCACCTCGGATCGAAGTTCATCAACATTTGAATACGCGTTGAGTCTCTTGTTCACTGCAAACCCTTTCTTCTCTAGACGTCCAAGTTTATTTATGAGGTCCGCCTTCTCCTCGTCGATTGAGGTGTATCCCTTAGAAGGCTGTTCTTCCTGGGAACCTGGTCCCACCGATTCATCATCATAAAACGTGGGCTCATCCTCACCATAATCAATTTCTTCGTCTGGTTGGGGCTGAGTGGGTGCGGATTGTTTGTTGGGATTCACGAAAGCATCCATCGCTTCTTGGTGTTGCTGGGGTGCCGACTGACGCATGGGCCGACCTGGTCGGGGAACTGGTTTAGGGCGTGGTACCGAAATATAGATTTCATCCATGAGAGCCTGTTCATCAGCGTCTAATTTCATTACATTTGTGGTTCCTCTGTCGAGTACGATTTCTTCGTCCATCTACTCTCTATATGGAAACTAAAAAAATACCTTTAACGCACTTTAAAAAAATCTACACCTATAATAAATGTTCAACCTTAACAAGGTCAATCGTAACGCTCTCCTATCAATCGGTACGCTCATGTTAATTATTTTTATCATGTCAGCAGTCCGAGATACCAGTATGTACCAGCCCAGACCTATCAAGATCAATATAGTGACTGAAAAACCTATATCCGAACTTGAAAATAAGATTGAATGTACTCCCGGTCGCAAGGGAGGTAGCGCGTACAGCAAGGGTCTCACCCCTGGTGGACTATGTGGTGCACAAAAACGCGTGGCTGATTTTGCTGCGTATGAAATCCTGGATGGAATTGGTGGATCTTTAATCTAAGTTAATATAAATGGCACTCGTAACTTATCCGTCTGAGACTATTCCAGATCTCAATTATGAGTATCACACGGTAACTATTGATTCAATTGGACAGGCCAGTGCAAATACATTCACATGTCATCTCCAAAACCCACTAAAAAATGTTGTTCAGGCTAGACTATTAGCCACTAATATTAATACGACAGTTGATACGAAACACTGTTATATTTCCATTAGTGAACTTGATACAATTTTCAGTGATAGAGCTTCAAATGTATATGAAGGTCAAAGTTCGATGAGTATGCTGAGAAATTCGTTTGCGAGTATCATAGGTGAAGGTACTACATCGTTCAATTTTAAAGACAATTACCCCATTGTGGCACAATATGTAAATCCTATCCGTAGTATTGATCGATTTACTATAAATATTAGAAACCAAAATGGTGTACCTATTACACCATCTAGCCCCGTGAAAAATAATTTTTTAATTCTTCGTTTCGTGTGTAGAAAACCCAATTTGTAATTTTCTTCCCTTAGAGTAGTATACCATGTCTGCTGGTATTGTTCAATTGATCGCTATCGGTGCCCAGGATGAATATATCATGGGTGATCCCGAAATATCTTTCTTTAGTTCAACATTCAAACGACATGCTAATTTTTCACAGTCCATTGAAAAACAAACCATCCATGGAGCAGTGAAAAACAATTCGATGTCCAGCATTCAATTTGAACGTTCTGGAGATCTTCTCAGTTATGTGTATTTTACATTAGACGACACCACCCAAGCCCTCGATATCCAGCGCTGGGACACTATTATTGACCACGTGGAACTCTATATCGGTGGCTCCCTCGTAGACACACAAGATGCTATTTTTACGGAGAAAATCGCCATCGATACATTCGCTCAAAATGTTTCTAAAAGTTCGAATGGTACACACCCAGGTGTGAGTGCTCGCTCTTATTTTTATCCACTCAGATTCTTCTTTTGTGAAGGACCGCAGTGCGCACTTCCACTCGTCGCCCTAAACTACCACAATGTCGAAATTCGTATTCATTGGGCAACGGCGGCATCCGACTACAATGTAGAGTGTTTCGCAAATTACTTCTATCTCGATAACGAAGAACGTGGAAACATCGCCTCAAAAAAACATGATCTTCTCATCACACAAGTTCAGAAAAATATCGCTTCGGGAAGTCTTATTCAAGATCTCACGTTTAATCATCCCGTGAAGTATATCGCATCCTCAGATACGACGACAGATGGGGCACTCACTTCCCCCACAAATAAGGTAAAAATGAATATTAATGGCCTCGATGTTGGTAATTACAGGTGGGGTAAACCCCACTATATCGATGTAACTAATTATTATCACACAAACTTTGTGACGTCACCAGATTTCTTCCTGTATTGTTTCTGTCTCTCGACAAGTTCTCTCCAACCTACAGGTACCCTAAACTTCAGTCGCCTCACATCAGCCAAAATCATGAGTGAGACTATGCCTATCAATGACCCGATCTACGCAGTCAACTATAATATTCTCCGTATCGAAAATGGTATGGCCGGTCTCCTCTATGCAAATTAAAATGCCTCATTATATTAAATGGTCAAGAACACACCGACGATCGAACGTTCGACCAAAATTAGGTTTGGTAAAAACTGTACCGAAGACCAGGGTGAAAATACGATCGTATTCAATGCCAGTAATGTCCAGATTGATGCGACACAACCTGGAGCGGTGTACATGACGCCCATCAGAAAACGAGAGAGTAGTGATTATCTAAACTACAAGATGTTGATTTACAATACGGAAACGAAAGAGATTGTTGATTCTACCGTCCCCGCCGAAGACATTCTCCTACTCGATCTAGAAAGAGCTGTCATCAATGGTAGTGTCACCTCGAATACCGTCTCATTCAATCACCCGGAAACATCCGTCACGACCCTCTCCAATGTGGGTGTTGCGAATGGTGCACCTATACACACCCTCGATGTGGGAACAAAGTTTTATGTCGATGAAGAGGGTGCAAACGTTCTCACTGTTTTGGGAGACACATACATACAAGATGATGTCATCATCGGTGGGAATCTCGATGTGAGAGGTACCATCACATCCATCAACACCGAAAATACAACTATCAAGGATGCCATCATCGAGATTGGAAAGGGAAACACCACCTCCGATATGGGTTTAATCATGGATCGTACCGGAACAAATGTCACCATGGGGTATCGCGAAAGTGTCGACGAGTTTGTCATCGCACACACTACGAGTAGTGCGACGAGCTCCACCATCACACCATCCTCGGAACTCATTGATGCTCGTGTACATGGTCGCCTACATGTGAATTCAAATTTAACCGTAGACACAGATACACTCCATGTGGATGCCATCAGGGATCGTGTCGGTATCAATACATTGAATCCCCAAACAGATCTAGATGTTGTGGGGAATGCACAAGTACACTCAGACTTTATCGTCGACACAGATACACTCTTTGTCGACGCGTCTACGGATCGGGTCGGTATTAATACATTGACCCCATCCACAGATTTTCATGTTCAGGGTGAAGCGTACGTATCGGGTAATGTCACCGTAGATACAGACACATTCCACGTAGACACTGTGAATGACCGTGTGGGTATCAATACGTTAACACCATCCACTGATTTCCACGTTGAAGGTGACACATATGTTTCTGGAAATGTTGATGTCCAAACAAATCTGAATGTTCTCACAGATGCTGTCGTCGCGGGGAATGCGTACATGTTATCGAACGTCGTGGTCACTGGGAACACCGATGTACAATCAGAGCTCAACGTCACTGGGAACGCCTTCGTCTCCTCGAACTTGAACGCTCAGTCCGAACTCAATGTCACCGGGAACGCCTTCGTCTCCTCGAACTTGAACGCTCAGTCCGAGCTCAATGTCTCCGGGAATGCCTTCGTCTCCTCGAACCTAAACGCAGAGTCCGAGCTCAATGTCACCGGGAATGCCTTCGTCTCCTCGAACTTGAACGCTCAGTCAGAACTCAACGTCACCGGAAATGCCTATATATTATCGGACGCAGTCATCACCGGTAATGCCGATGTTCAAACAGATCTTAACGTGACTGGAAATGCCTATGTCTCTTCAAATGTAGTGGTCACCGGTAATGTCGATGTTCAAACAAATCTTAACGTCGCGACGGATGCCATCGTCACCGGTAATGTTGATGTCCAATCAGAACTTAATGTGACCGGGAATGCTTATATATCTTCGAATGCTATAGTGACTGGAAATGTTGATGTTCAATCGGAACTTAATGTCGTTGGGAATGCCTATGTCTCCTCAAATGTTATCGTCACCGGTAATGTCGATGTTCAAACAAATCTTAACGTCGCGACGGATGCCATAGTCACCGGTAATGTTGATGTCCAATCAGAACTTAATGTGACCGGGAATGCTTATATATCTTCGAATGCTATAGTGACTGGAAATGTTGATGTTCAATCTGAACTTAATGTCGTTGGGAATGCCTATGTATTATCGGATGCGGTCGTCACTGGTAATGTCGATGTTCAAACAGATCTCAATGTCACGGGGAATGCCTATGTATCTTCAAATGTTATCGTCACTGGGAATGTTGATGTCCAAACAAATCTCAATGTCGCGACGGATGCCATCGTGACTGGAAATGTGGATGTTCAATCAGAACTCAATGTCACTGGAAATGCTTATATATCCTCGAATGCTATAGTCACTGGTAATGTAGATGTTCAATCAGAACTTAATGTCACCGGAAATGCCTATATATCATCGAATGTTATAGTCACCGGTAATGTAGATGTACAAACAGATCTTAATGTTATCGGTAACGCTTACGTATCCTCGAATGCTATAGTCACTGGTAATGTTGATGTTCAATCCGAACTCAACGTCACGGGAAATGCCTATGTATCCTCAAATGTTATCGTCACTGGTAATGTTGATGTTCAAACAAACCTGAACGTCGCAACTGACGCTATAGTTACTGGAAACGTTGATGTACAAACAGATCTAAATGTTATCGGTAACGCTTATATATCCTCGAATGCTATAGTCACTGGTAATGTAGATGTTCAAACAGATCTGAATGTTGTGGGTGACGCGTATGTAGCAACCTATTATGGTGATGGTGGGCTTCTTTCAAATGTCAATCTCCAAGTCGTTTCCGATCATGGGAACAGTACTTTCAATACAATTCAGTTTACAAACGCGACAACGGGTATGGTGACCACCTCAAACCTTGAAGTGGGTTCGAACATCTCAGTAGCTGGTTTATCTATAAACAAAATGCCAATTGTAGGAGCTGGTAACTTTCTCGAAGACTCTTCTATATCGAAAGTAGATGGAAAAATAATTATTTCGTCGGATGTGGAAATTCTAGGAAATATTCTCGTCGATGGGAGCTCCTATACGATCGAATCAAATTCACTTGTAATTAATGATCGTATTATTGGAATCGCTAATAATAACGTATCTCACCAACTCGATGTTGGTATCATCATACAACACCCCGGTAAGAATATAGCACTGGTCCATCACGGAGAAGCCGTCGAAGGTGATCCACATGATCATACTTTTACGATTGGGTACACACAAAATACCGTTACCGACAATCATATTTTCAATGATTCCAACCTGATAACTGTGGAAATTTTGGGTAATCTCATCACACAAAATAATTTAATTGTAAGTGAAACATTGGATGTCAGTGGTACCGTGACCTTCGCAGATGATCTAGTAGTTGGTGCAGCCTCGAATCTTTTCGTAGATGTGAGTACTTCACGGGTAGGTATTAACGAAGCAACCCCTGATGCGTCTCTCGATGTGGGGGGTGACGTGAACATTCAAAGTGACGTGAATGCTACATCCAAAACTTCCGCAGCACTAGTGGTCGCGGGTGGTGTGGGTGTTGGGGGAGATGTATATGCATCCAATGTCGTTCTTAGTGGTGATT